GCCCTGGTTGGCTGCGGTTGGCAGCTGCGAGTTGGTCCTCGGTCGCGGGGCACCAATTTTGCAGGCGTTCGCCCGTTGCCTCATTCGCAATGCTGGGCATCTTCCGCGAATTAAGAAGGGATTCGTGGAGACTGCACAGCAGGAAATATTTAGGATTTCTGGCGAAATGGGGATGCCTTTATCCGAGGCCTTACTTGGCTATAACCCGGTCAAGTTTGAGAAACGTTGGGTGAGAGAGGTGACCCTCGAGTCTCGCTTAGCGTTTCAACGCACGTGGGGGGTTTCCGTGGACGAGCAGATAGAAATAGAGAGGCAGATAGACAACTATAGCATTGATTTAGATCAAGGGTGGCGTGATCTATCTGAGGAATTTATTCCTTCTCTGACTTAACTGCTTGCTACGATGTTCGAGGTGAGGTTGGATCTGTTGAGCTGTTCCCGGCTATAGAATCTGAGTTCTATGCTGCGGGATTGAGTAGGGCGTCTTAGTCAAACCCAGCTGAACAATTTTCCACGACCCATCAGATATAGTACTGCTCGCAATGCCTTAAATCCTGAATCTGATCCCCACAGTCTAGAAACCCTAGCTGATGTGGTTGAAAGGCGGACCTTTGGCGGCTTAGTAGGTTGGAAACTTCCGAACCGGCGTCCTGGGCGAGTCTCCTAAGTATCTGTGACGGACTAGGCGCCTAGAGTAGGAAAATGGTGGTGAACATGTGGAAATAGTTTGGTTGGCTGTGGCTGTGATCAACTATTCATGAATGCAGTTTAGTTTCTCGGCTCTTCTGTGGTCGTGAGCGGTTTTTCCAATCCTTCATCGCCCCGAGCGGAGTGGTGAGAGGTTTTGTTGGAGACCGTCGATGCCGATCCCTAGGATGGTTTGGGTTTGTCGCCCTTATCGGCCAAGGGGGTAACTGCGTTATCGCGGGTCGGCTAGGTATCATTTCTTCTGGCTTGGCGTTATGATAGTTAATTCAGTCTGGGCTCGCTGTTGGTTGGCGGCACTGGTGGCTGGATGCATCAAGATCGAAGGGTCCTACGGGGGCGATTTGAACCTACGGGAACGGTCGTCTGAGATCATATCAATGCCCAACTGGCCTGTAATGGGTACAGTTCTCGTTTGTTGCAGCAGCTCTGAAAACCAACTTCACGTATCCGGTTAATTGTAACCGGGGGGGTTGGTTGAAGGCCGGGAAAGCTAATCATCTGGTCGCACTGGTTGGAAACCGTTAAATCTCAGTGAACTGGGATGGTGCGATCTTGGCGACTCCCCAGCTTCGAGGGAGGTAGATTTTAAAGGGAAAACGTGTCTAAAGCGCACGCCCCGCCGTATAGTGGAGTTGGTTGGAATCCACCTTGGAATGCGGTAGCTACTCTTCAGGAGGAAAAGCTGAATGACAGCGCCTTGTAGTTCGCGGATAGTCTGGCCCGGACGAATAGAACGGGCATTGGAAATTGGGTAAGGTGAGCATAGGGAGAAAGACCCATGCTCATGGACGGTAGTTGGATGCTAACTTAGGCACCGCCAATTCTCACCGTCTCAGTTCGTGGCCGTTTGTAGTCGTGGACTCCCGTTTATTCGGGAGGGGGTCGGCTACGGCGTCGTTAGTGGGAGGTCCTAACCTGCACCGGAAGCAAGCACAGAGAACTTGACTTTTAGTCTATGATCGCTGTGAGACTGTGTCGTTCTTGCCATGGGAGGGAGATAAGGCCTTCTGGCTGCCAGGTTTTTATGCTCCTTATTGGATGTTTGATAACTAGGGCGGAGTAGTGACCATTAGCTCAATTGCTCACGGTAACAGGTTGCGTGCTAGCTGCGCGGGTCATGGACCGGCGATCTCGGGATTCACGCCCCGACAGAGTGGTAGTGTCCATATCGTCTCACAGCTGGTCAGGACCTGGAGGTATAGTCTGGTTCCCGGTAAGTAAAAGTGCTCAAAAGGCGCTCAGAAAGCCCGGATCATTTAGGACGGCCGCCACCGGGAGTTAACGGCGAAGTGCCTGCTGCTTGACCTTGGGGACTCATTCATCTAGGGGGGTATGATTACTGTTGAAGGCCGGAGGGAGATAACACCCGTTGGTTCAGATTTGGCCGACTGTTGATGGAACCACCGCGCCATCGGGAAAGCGAACTGAGATAGGAAGATGTAGCACCGCTTCGGGAACCAACGACTATTGTCGCAGAACCATCCAAGGGCCGCAGAGTTGGTAGGTCCATAGCTGGTCGACATGCCAGTACCAGTGTATGACTTGAATTCTATGGAAGCCTGCGCGTGAGCGTGAGGAACCGTAGATGCGTGATCTGAAAGGGTGCCTATTAGTGCACCGTTTGTTCATGGTTACTGGAAATTGTTGGTGAAATGGTCAAGGCGAACGGAGTTTCGTCTAGTGAATTAGCAGCGCCACCATCTTGCGAATTGCGTCAATAAAGGTGTTGGACTGCCTACGGTGGGGTGGAACTGTAGAGGCCCGGCTGTGTGATACCGCTGGACACCGCTTAATTGCGGTGGGGATGCGGGAAGTGTCGCGCAGTGTGAGTTGCGTGCAGTGAAGTCCCTAAGAGCTGTAGGTGGTGCGGCATTGGCTGTTGATAGCTGCAAGCTCTGGTTAAGACCTACAGGCCTGAGCAACCGTAAGGCCAAGTCGTATTTTTCGGCGTTATGGTGGGTTTATCGCGACAATGCGCTGTTGGACCATCATAGGTCAGTGTGTGCCGGCGGGGAATCCCTGACTTTTCCTCAATAGCCACATTGATACGATACCAACTGGACCTCACTAGACCGTAAATCAGCAAATCTGGTAATCATTTTCGAACGGGAATCTAGGGCTGCCGAGTAGGGCTGCTAAGACCGTACGTTCCTAGGAGTAGCTGGAGGCCAGGTAACACCCGCAAAGCCTGCAAGGTTGTAAGCGAGGAACCTGGTTGTAAGGCCGTCCCTTACCTTGCGAAAGCAAACGGAGGCGCGTGGGGCAGCGCTTAATCGACTTCACCGCGGGTTGAAAGGCCCGTATCAGCGGCCATGAGCATAAGTCTGCGTGGTGCAGGGTGAAACTCCCTGTAGGTCGACCTTCGGAGGTAGGGGGAAGAACAGTATAACCGTAAATCGCTCGGAAGGTTCTCTGGGCCTCACTTAATTGTGAGGAGGATGAGTTCTCGATAAAGAGTGGTTTGTAGCTGCTGGGCCCACATTTATTTGTGGGAGGGTGCAGTGATTTTGGGATAGTAACCGCGGGAAATCTGTCTTTGGGAATGGGTTAGTCGTAGTTTGCGGCTAATTCCACCCAACTCCTTCATGCAGGACGTTCTGCGCTCGGCCTTAAAACGTCGATCCGCAGTAGAAATACGGGAGGTGGGGGTGCCAGTTCCTGAGATTCTCCTAATTGATGACGGATCAGGTGGACCCACTGTTTGCAGTTGAGCAGTCTCACGTGGATACGGGGATGCTAGAATGCGCGTATTGCTAGATGAATAGAGTTGGCATGACCCATTGGGCCTTGGTGCCTGCACCAAGGTTCGGCAGACGGGTGTATCGGGGTAGTTCCGATGATTGTTGGCCCGCGAACTAGGTGTAGAGATGTGATCTCTTGTAGCACTTAGGGAGAGTATTCTGCCAGGGTTATTTCTTTAATTCGAAACGATGTTTGGGGGTTCTGACAAGACAGACTAAGTATGCCCCCTCGTTTGATACGGCTCAAACCCCTCTGAGCAAGGTGTAGTACTCACGAGTGACATTAGTCGTGTGCTAGTGATGTAAACCCACTGGGCGTCGTAAGATAATTGGGCGCAGCGGCACGACGAGCTCATGAGTGAGCAACCATCATTTAACTGGTAATTATCATTGGTACCTAATAATCTGGAGCTCCGGATCTGGTTTCCGGATGCGTGTGGAATATCAGGTAGGTTGCCAGAGACCGAAACATGGGTTCAACCTAAAGAACTCGCCAATGGTAGCTGTTGTGGTGGGATGAGAGTCCCTCGGAAAACTGCAAAAGCGGGAAGTACAGCCACATCATTATTGGTTAAAG